TCTAAGTGAAAGACAGTATCATTTATTCTAACAACATCAGAACACATATTGAATCTATGATATCTCTCATCGTCTTCATATCCATACGATATAAAATTCTCATTCTCCATTCCTAGTCTGATATATTCTTCTCGGTCGAAGAACTGACAGAAACCAAACTTTGCATCATAAGGTCTCAACTTACCGTCGAATGCATGAAAATTAAAATTACTATTGATAAAATTACTAACTGTATTATCATCAGCAAATACTTGTTGCTGAAACATACCATAACCATATGGATACACAACCTTCACTGGTTGTAATGGAGTTCCTTCTGGTGCATCAGGTGGCAAATATCCCTTAGTTATGAATGTGTTAGCATAAAAATGAGTCTGAAAAGGTAGAATCACATCACAATCATAATTACATACAACTGGTGTGTCTGCCATCATAATCATGTCGTTGATCAATCTAGTTCTATGAAATACAACCTCATCACTCTGTTCAAACACATGTGTAATTTGACTTAGTTCTTCCTCTGTAGCAATCTTTGATATTTGTGGTAAGACACTCGCCTCATATATTGATTCTGTATCAAACTCTTTTATTATTATAGGTGCCTTTATATTTTTTAAGAAATATAGTAATACTGTTATTATATTTCTCAACCTATCAGGACTCTCAACCCTCAATGGAATCATGTATGTGCAAACAGGAATTTCCATCTTGCTTGCATCTTCAATGTATCCAAGATCATCACCTAATTGAGGTGGTTCTTGTTCCCTTAGTTGATCTTGTTTAGTTTTCTTTTTCATAATACCTCCCAGTTGTCACAGTATAGATCAGATGTATTGTGGTTCTTAGTATACCCTATACCAAACCACTTCTTTGGTGCAATGATTCTCTTGTCAGGGTTACGTGATAAGTAAGATCCCCACCAAGAGAATGATGAATTAGCAATGATAAAATCAGAACACATAGTCATCATGCACAGATCTGCAAGATTGTCACCACCTTCTGAGATAAGGAACCTCTCATCAGGGAACTCAGTGCCACACCATTTAGGATCATCAGAAAAAACAACCACTGTACGATTGTTATCAAACTTTGACAGTGCAGTGTCATAATATTCTTTAGGACAAGGTGGATGATTATCGCTGTTCTGTATATAGTCACCCCTACGAACATGCAACGCTATAGGTTTGTCCAAGGTTGACATCATCTCTTTACATGGTGAATGTATGTCATTCTTGAACTCAAAGTCTTCTCTTATCTCTTCTTCTATGTGCTCAAAATATTTTGTACTCTGAAGATATGCATACACGTTATGTCCGTCGGGCATATTGTCAAATAAGTTTTGATCAAAATGAAAATGTGCTTCCTGCACATATGGTCCGGGAATTTCATTTATATTTGTAAGACCTGTGAGTTTGAATGCCTCAAATAATTGATGGTCTTTCCACTCATCATTGAAGTCACTAGGAGGGATAGCAAAGTCATATCCTTTATGTGCTGCGATACCTCGTAGTCCTGCATACTGGAACATCTGGTTACCCAGTCTTCCATGTCTTCCTAAATGGTTGAATCCTATAGTCATGATGAATGTTTTTCTTTCAAGTATTCAATCTCCTTTGGTAGGAGGTGTTCATAAGTTCTCTGTGTTTGAGATTTATGTTCTCTGTTTGAGATGTGATAATCCTTTAGTATCACTGGGTCTCCATGATATTTATAGAGTCTATAATACATATCACAGTCCATCAACATGGTCAAATCTTCATCAAAATACATGTCGATCCCTCTCTTCAATGCAAGGATAGAAGGTGAACTCAAAGTGTTTACACCCTCCAATAACTTGTCATTATAGTATGGAACTTTTGGATTGTAATGAGTACCACCATCGTCTACTGTGTGAGCATATCCTGTGACTGCCCACTTGACATCATCAGTAAACGCTTTGTTTAGTTCCTCCACTAAACTGTTAGTGAGAATGAAGTCATCTGAAAATAGAACCTTTAGGATTTCACCATCAGCATTCTGTAATGCATTATTTGTGTTAGCAGATATATTACCTTTCTTCTTATCATTTGGTACGTACATGATCTCAAATAGATCAGCATACTCTGTACAAGCATTGATAATTTTATCAGATTCACTATGGTCTGATACCCATACATTGAAATCTTTATTGGTTTGCTGTGAAAGAGCATGGAAAATATCAAACAAATAATTTTGACATCTTGCATTGCCATCATGAGTGGGGATACAAAAACTAACTCTCGGCATTCACATCATCTCTAATTGTTTTAGTCAATCGAGGAACCACATCATTCTCACCATAAAATTGCTTGGCAATTTCAAAGTTCTTTTCAATTACTTCCTTCCTACTATGATAGAAGTCTTCGTCTAATTTGTCAAATATTTTTTTGAGTTCACTGACATGATTGAATGTAATGACACCATCCATATCAAACCATTTACTAAGGTTAGGACAACCCCAATATATTGGTATAGTTTTACTAGCAAAACAATCTATAATCTTCTCTGTAAAATAATTCTTTTGTCTTGAGTTCTCTACTGTAATATGATACATTGCATTCTCAAAGAAATCATTTCTTCTTTGATGGAAGGGTGGTGACTTGTGTGCATATACTTCCATACCATTTACATCTTCTATATCCTCCAACATATCCATGATAAGATTTCTGGTCTTATGTCCTGTAGTCTGCAACTTAGAACTGGTGACAAATGTGATGTGTGGTTTCTTATCTATGTTTAGATCATCAAAATCTAACCATGAAGAACCCCACTCGAACAATCTCGCAGTGGGATACTTCTCCAATATTGATTGTGTAAATGTATAGATTCGATTGAAATTATGTGCATTCCTAAGAGCACCCTCATTTACAGATGGTGCTACTGCATATGGTTCTGCTAAAAATAATATTCTATATGATGCTGCTCTGTCGAATGCTAAGTTATCAATGGATATACTGACATGTTTATCATCAAAGTCTAGTCCACCCTCAGTTGCCCATGGATCCCACCATAGGTGATTGATAGTTGCTTTCATCGTATTTCTTGAAAATGATAATGGAAACCAAAGGTCTCTTGTTCACTGTCAGGTAGCGTGTCTTCCCTAGAAAATTTACTCGCCACCTCGACGGGAGCATACACACATCCCTGTTCCTCGAAGATGTGTCGGTTGTGGCAGCATATGTTCCCGTCCTCATTATATAGTCCTGCATTCATGTGCTTATAGAAGTCTCCTTCGTTTACTTCCCAAGGGACGGTGACTTTACCGGGGACTTCGAGAAGACGCTTGGAGCGTAAGGAAAATCCTCCATTGCCGACACGTTGGTTTCTTCCCCACGGATCGAGGTAGGCATTTGGATCATCTCTCCACGGGGCACCAATGTAATCATACGAAAGAAATTGAGGATCCCAAAGATGAGGACGAATAACGTAGCCGTCCGGATGTATGAGAAGGCAGTGCGAGGTCCTGACGTGATTAGTAAGATTGTAAATACAATAAAAATTAAAGTCATTGATTGATTGAATTGGATATACTTCCTCATAGTCCACGTTAGGATTCAAACCTTTCGGTCTTCCTTTACTGCTCAAAAATTTAGCAGCACCCCATTGTATACCTTCACATGATTTGTTTACTGCATATACAGCATCATCAATGTCAAGGTCAGCGAGCATGACCAATGTAACTTCAGGAATTTTTAGCATTCTTTACAGCACGGTTGAATACAGTATAAAGATCAAGTAAGTTGTTGTCAATGTTCTGTGCTTGTTCAAAGAGATAATTACTATCAGACAAGAGTGATTTAGTACAGTCCATGAAATCATTTACCCATAAGATAGGATAGTCTTTGTATAACTCTTGGAGATACTTTGACTTCTTCATTACAGGAACTCTTCCCAAGTATAACACTTCCCAGTTTCGATGGCAATCAACACCATTTCCCTCCGGACATATCATAAACTTATGATCTAGTATCTGTTGACAGTATAGATCGTAGTCAACTCTCTCACCTATAGTAGCATAGTGCATGGAAGAGAATTGTTTCCTCACATTTCCTCTCTCACTGATGTTGGTATGCTCTGAGTGATTGATGTATAGTAACTTCTTTGGTTTTACTTTCTCCTGTATGTGCTTCTTGAGTATTTCAATCCTATTGTCACTGGGATGTAGGATTCTTTGTATTCCATATGGAAACGGGTGAACCTTGCCACCAAATCCGATAGCATTTGTCCCATAGATTGCTACAACATTGTTGGGAATCTTCTCATGAATATCCTTTGTGATAGGAGTATCTTCTAGGTTTGTAAATATACAAAATTTCGTATCGGGATAGTTATTACAAGTCTTTAGGAGATCATTGCTCTCCATCAACCCATCTATCCATTTCTGATCGCTCTCGGTGCTCGCCTTGAGTGGTCTATTATAAAGTCGTATATTATCTATGAAAACAGTCACGAACGGTTTACCGCCCTTCACTAGGTCATCAAACTCTATATTGCATGGGTCTGCCTGCTTCATGTAGGCACCTGCCACATTACCTATACAACCTGACTGATCCCCAAAAGAATAGTCACAATGATTTGATATTGCTACACCTTCTATCAGATTCATTTAATGAACCTCTCTAATTCTCCTTGATTACTTCTAATATACTCTGGGTATGAACCATCGATAGGTACCACAGTTGGTTTATACAAATAATCTCTACCAAATGGGTCAAGTCCTGCCTCGATACGGTGTTCCATTGAATCTCTGAACTGAGGTAGATTGTTCTCTTGGTGTTCATAGGCATCCATTTTAGCACGTACTGTGTCAGCATCACCAAAGAAACTCCAATGCCATGATGCATTGTCAATCTTCCAAGAGTCTTGATGTGATTGCCTCAACTTATCTATACTCATTGTCTTGAGTGTCTTCATTGTGCACACTCTAGTCCCCATCCATTCCTTTTCACATAATAGATTGAGGTAATAATAGTATACAGGACCTCTCAACACATAATGATTCTCAGGTTTGAACCACTCATCTATAGCGAGCAGTGCATCTGGATTCGCTATCTCATCAGCATCACTTGTTAGTATAAGATCATCATCCTTTGCCCTATCAAGTAATGCATATATTGCAGAGTCTTTATGAAAGCATGCCCTTTGATAGTGTAATGGTAGTTGGTATATATTTTCCTCTTTCATGCTCCTATGATAAGGAACACCTTCCCAATATTTTTCTAGTGTTTCATTATCATCATTGGTGACATGATGAATGATCTTATGCTCCCACTTTTTGAAACGTTCTTTATTCTCTTGATAGTATAACGGTTTAGGTTTACCAGTAAAAGTTATGTTTGCTTCATTGATTACGAAATGATCT